TGGTCAACCATTTGAATTAGAAAAGGAATAACAATGGCAGATGAATTTATAGAATATAAAGTCGAAGTTCGTTTTATGGCAAAAGATTTAGATGATGCAGAAAACTTTATTCATTCAATGAGTGGTGGAGATTGGATAGAACACTTAGAAACTACATCTGGACTTGATGTTGAGGAAACTAGAAAGAGAAAAGGAATAACAGTTGAAAGACATAATCCAGAAACTTGTGATGAGTGTATTGTTGCAAGAGAAAATAACGATATGGATAGACAAGGATATGAAAATTAATGGACTATCAATACTTTAGAAATAAACCAGTTCCTAAACTAAATCAACGAGATACAGTTGAGTGGGTATTAGTAACTGCTAGGCAAAGTGATGAACCATTAGTATCATCTAGCACATTTGTATATGACTTCGGTATTCCTAGAATATCGGCACACATATTTAATATGCGAGAGGACTTGTGGGAAATCGAAACAATCAAGAAAGGTAGAAAGCATTACTATAAGTTATTGCAAACACCTAGAGAAATATTAGAACAAGCAAAGACAGAAAGGTTATTCACATGAGTAATACAATTAAACACGATATACCAGTAAGAGAATATGGTATAAGAGTGTTTATTAAAACACCAAATCCTATTGACTTAACTGTTGTATGTGATGAAACACAATTCAATGCAAAAGTAAAAGAGTATCAACAAGACATTATTGATGATGTTGTTGAGCAAGTTAAGAAACAACTTGATGACATAGAGATTGGTAGTGGTATAGCAGTTATTGATAAGAGAGATGTTGATTGGGATTTAAAATAATGACAGACAGCTTGTGTTTCTGCTGTAATAAAATACCTAAAAATGACTTTTATATTATGGATAGTGTATTAGTTTGTTGTGATTATTGTCATGACAAATGTTTACCAAAAAAATGAGAAAGGAAACTGATGAGCGAAAAGCCAACAATAAGTGATACCGATTATGGTTTCAATGGATTGCTTAGAATATTTAATGAGCAAGAGATTGATATAACAGAGTGGGTATTTGAAAGACTAGACAAAGAACGTGGTGGAATATCTTTTAATCTACCTATGTGTCATGGAGAAATCTATTTGACATGGGGAGATTTATATAGAGCAGACATACAGTTTGTAAGGTCGCAGAAAAAGTATGATGAAGTATTAATGTTAGGACAACTGTACGAAATCATAAAAGAACTAGAGAAAACAAGACTTGACTTTAAGAAATCGTTAAGTGAAATGCTAAAGAACGCATTTAAAAGTGAGGAAGAATAATGGATAGTAAATGGAATAAGATAGTTAAGGGTTTGTTAAATGAGGAAGATTACTTAGAAAAACAAATCAAAGCATTTAGAAAGACCAGACTTACAGTAATAAAACAAATGCAAGAGGAACTTTCTATACAAGAGATTGCAAAACTTTTTAAGATATCAAGACAAAGAGTGTATAAAATAATAGAGAAAGGACAATAATGCCTAAGTTTAATTTAGATAATTACGAAACAGTAGAGGACAGACTTAAAGTATTCTGGACAGATAATCCAAATGGTCGTGTGTTTACAGAAGTAGTACACGAAACTGATGATGGAAGTTGTGTAACTATTAGAGCATTTGTATATAAAGATGAGAGCGACACAAATCCAGTAGCTACTGGTATAGCACAAGAAACTAAAGGACAGGGTGGTTTCGCAAATACTGATGCATGGGTAGAGAACTGCGAAACATCTGCTATTGGTAGAGCATTAGCTAACTGGAAATATCAAGGTAGCAACAAAGCAAGACCTAGCCGAGAGGAAATGTCTAAGGTAGGTAATCAAGATAACGTTGAAGTTACTAAGGTAAGAACACCTAGAACAACTAAAGCACAACAAGAACAGATGAATAAAGTTGTTGATGAAATGGTAGCCGAGCCAAAGACTACAACAGTAGCTAGTCAACTTAAAACTATCATGCAAACAATGGTAGATGATGAGAAAAAACTTGTTGAGTACCAACGTGAAGCCTACGTTAAATGTGTAAGCGAACACAACACACCAGAACAAGTTGAAAGTTGGAACGAAGAACACATGGATATATTCCTTAGTGAGTTTGAAAAGCAAATACCTAATGGAAGTATTGAAAACGTAAGTGAAGTTTTTGATACAGAGGAAATAACAGAAGGAGGTGATGACATGGGAGATGAATGGAAGAGCAATCCTGCAACAGAAAACCAACTCAAATGGTGTAAAGATATTGTTGCAAAAGCTACAGATAAAAACATTGAAGGACTATCCGAACTAAAAGAGTTGTGGAATGGTGGAAATATCAATGGACAAACTGCTAGTGATATCATATCTAACTGGAACGATAAGGTTAAGTAATGAGTGAACTAGAGCCAATAAGCTATAATGTGCAGAAGTTGGTTGAAAGATTACAGAAACGTTTTCCTGATTATGACTTCAACCAACCTGCAAAGCTAGATAGAAGATGTAAGAAAAGTTATACAGGTCAATGCCCAGTTGTAAAACATTCTAGTTACGCAACTGATATGGAGGGTAATGACTTCTGTATAAAGCAAATTAAAGTAGCACTTGAAGATAATCCTTATGCACATAATGTGATTACTTGTAATGCAATATTAAGAACTAAGCAAGAAAAAGAACTTGCAGAGAAAGGAAACTTTTAATGCCAAATATATTTGATGAGCCAAAGATGTTAAAAGCGTGGGCAATAAAGTTAGCTAATGCTTGTGGTGGACAAAAGGTAGAGAAAACTATGTTTCTTACAAAGTTAAACACTAAAAGAATTGGAGAACTGTTAGATGAATTTGTTAATGACCACAACGACAACACTTTAAAGGTAGCTGAACAGCTTGGACAGATAGAGAAAACAGAGGAAGAGTAATGTCATTTGATAGTGGAGATGTAATAACATATTGTTACGATTGTTTGACTTACAAGTGTTGTTCGGTACAGAAAAATGATAAATCACAATGCTGTAGTAAGCTAACGTGTGATGAATATAGGGAGATAAAATGAGTAGTCCAGATGCAAAAGATTATCCTGTTTGTGTAAAGTGTAATCAAGTACCAGAGATACCATTAGATACAAAAGACACCTGTTATGACTGTAACAGAGGAAACATTTAAAGCAGTTCTAAGTTAGCCCAACCTTTATTGTTAACTGTGAAAGTGAGAACAGCAGGGTGCGACCATAGTCCAGACCTTTCTGTAAAATCAATAGACTTATCTAAACTTGGAGATTGAAACCAAGCACGATTACCTTGATACTTACTACGCAAATGGTGGTAATGTCCTGTTACTAATATCTCTGCCTGTCCACTAGGTAGGTGTCCATACATCTGACCTTTCCACCAATTCTCTATCTTAGCTTCTGGATTAGAGCCACCACCTGTCATATGACCATGTGTCCAAGCACAAGTCTTACCTTTAATTTTCATAACTTGATGAAATCCATCTGGTATTTCAACTGATACTTTTCCATATCGTTCTGGATTAGCATTCATAATCTCTTGACATATCTGCAAGTGCATTGTATCGCTGTTATCTAATCTATTTGTATAGACTTGACCTTTACTGGACCTAGACATTTCGCCATGATTACCTGGAACACCTGCAAGAACAAGTTTATCTGCTAAAGGTAAGAAGGTTTCAACAGTTTTCATAATCATAGAACGTGCAAGAGCATATTGTTCAATGAGAGAGAGCGAAACATTGAAGGGTTGACTGTCGTAAAAAGCTGCTGTACAGTTTTCTGTGAGGTCACCAAGTCCTATCATATAAATTTCATCTATCTCCACACCAATCCTACGCAAATCTTTTATACGATTAACTGCATCTTGTAAAGCAACATCATATCTTTTAATTGTATTCTCTACACCAAAATCTTTCTTACCTAATTGCCAATCTGCCATAAAGAATAAGAATGCTGTATCTCCACCTAGTGTTTTCTTTTTTATAGGTGGTTTTTTCTTAGCTTGTTTAAATAATTCTTGAAAATACTTGTCGTGTCCTGGATTTTTCTTTCGTACAACGCCTTTAAATGCGTAAAACGTTTCAGTTTTACCACCTTTTAGCTGAACATTCCACGAAGATGCACGTACAGAGCCTTCAATGTAATATAATTCAGGGTCAAATCCCCATTCTTTTAATATAGAATCGAACTTATTTCTGTAATCAGGGTCTATACCAACGTGAGTTATCTCACCTAGCCCTGTCTGTTCGTTGACTTCTAGTCCTGGTTGCCAACCTGATTTGTAAAAGTTATTACCCCATTCATCAGGTATAAGTTTTTTCTTTGTGATACTTTCCTCCTGTCAATATAAGTGTACAGGATTATTAGTAATATTTAATTATTTAGAAACTTTTTTTGGTTGTGGACTTACTTTCTTTTTAGCAAAAGATTTCAATACTGACAATACAGCAGCACCACCAGACAAAGCAGCAACTTCAAGTGTGCTTATATCTACTCCAAGTGCAGGTGTAATGACAAGTGTTGAAGCAAATGTTTCCACAAATGTCCATAGACATCTCTCCAATAAGTCTTTATATTCTTCACTCATTGTATTAGCTTTCCTAACTTTAACTTGTTTTCTATATTCTCTAGTTTAGCAATAATAATATCAAGTTTCTTTTGAAATGCTTGTGGATGTATCATATCTGGACCACTTGCATTTGATAAATCTTCTGCTGTTATGTTTGTAGATTTTTTTAGTGATTCAGTATCTACTTTATCCCATTCAATAATGAATTGTCGCCAAGCATCACCAGGACAAGATGTTTGTTTGAACGAAGAGTGTGGTCTTAGTTCTCCTTTGACCTGTGAGTAGAGCCACTTAACAGATTTAATAGCTTTATCTGAAGGTTTGTCGGTAGGTTTGCTACCACCAAGCCAACACACAGCAACATAATGCTTGTTATTGTAGTTAATTTCTTGCCTACTGTTGCCACCTTGTGCTGCACTTCTGTTTCCAAATCCTCTGCCTTCATAAATCTGTCCTGTATCTCCTACTAAAAAGTTATATGCTACATCATTCCAACCTCTGTCAACTTGATGTAGTCTTTGTATCTTCTTACATTGGTCCATCTCTGCTTGATTACCTATAGCTGTAGGATAAGCAGACCAATGTATTACTAGACCTTTTACTTCTCCTAGTTTACTAAACTTTGTCTTATTAGGTTTAGCACCCCAACTATCTCTACTAATAATATTCATAGTCTTAGATTACCTTCTGAACCATACTTACAATCGCATAAAGTAATATTAGTACCTGCATCATTCTTATAACTATTACAACCACAGGTCTTTCCCATTTCATCTATACATACCTTACACATACTTATATTTTATCCACCTATTTTAAATAATAGTTCAGTAAAGTTAGATTCTAACATATCTAATTCACTATTCATTTCCATAACCATAGCATCACAAGCGTTCTGATGTGATTTAATTTCTTCTATCGAGTTGAATACCCAACCAAATGCACTAATTACTATTGTTGCAATTATTGGAATGATTGTTTTTGTGTCTATTTTTAATGTTGCCATTGTTCTCCTACATTATGGCAGCAACAACAACACCACCTACTGCTACCAGTAATCCTAATACTTTATAAAATTCTGCTTTGTCTAATTTTTGGTCTAGCTTTTCTTCAATCTTTTCAAGTTTATCTAATATCATTTGATTTAATTCCTTCTGGGTATATCCATTACTTGATTTTGAAGTAGCCATTATGGAAGGTCATCCTCTGACATATAGATATCATCACTCCAGGAGTATGCTTTATCGTAGTAGTTACGATTTTCCCAATCCCAAGTGCTTAATCTTTTAAGAGATGATAGAATATCTTTTAAAAAAATACCTAATAAAAATCCAATTATGAAATCCATAAACAGGATTATAACATACGATTAGTAGGTAGGGTAATCTTTGTATAATTTAGGTTCAGTTTTATAGTTATGATGTTCATTAAGTATAAGATTTCCTTTTTCTAAATCATTTAATTTATATTCTTCATCAGTTCCTTCACGATATTCCATTTCAATATTTTCTTTTTTATAAATATGTAAATATATAAAAGGAGTACCTGCTTCAACAACACAATTAGAGTTTTCTATACTAATTGGAAAGTTTACAAATCCCCATTTGTCTGCTTCAACAATACCTGTTAATGCTTTTATGTCATTTCTAAAATGATAAAAAGGGTCTTGATACATAATGTTATATCCTTCAGGAACAAGTATTTTATATGGCATACCTATCTTTAGTATTTTGCCATCAGCAGTCATACCTATATCCATATCACCAACTTGTTGATGTATATGATTACCTAACAATTTTTCTTGATGCCAAGCATCTGGTGTAAACGCAGCATAAGTTACATCTTTGCCTTCATATTTTTCTGTTGATATATATAACTTACCCCATAAAGGCAAAACAATACCTTCACCAAAATAATCTTTTATTGCAGGACATTTTTTTGCAGTAACAAAATTATCAGTAGGCATTCCTAAATGTTGAGATTTCCAACTATCCTTATAACTACCAGGTTTTAATGATTTGTACCAATCAGGTAATATATCTTTAGCTTTTACAGGTGGATATAATCTAAGTAAATCTTCAAACTCTTTACTCTTTGGTATAATCGTGACTTTCACTTTGAATATACCCTCCTTTAAATTTACTGATAGTAATAAAACCTATCTTTCTAATAAACCTTTTTAATTTTTGGTCCATATATTTAAAGGTGTAGTTAAATTTTTCTTTTTTATAAGGTATTATGTAACACAAAGGTTCACCTTTTTTTATTAAAAATTCTTCTTTATCAGTAGTAATCATTAGTTGAATATTTAATTGTGTCATTTTATCTTGGTCAATAACACCATAAGTAGCATAATAATCTTGATTGAAATGCAAACTCATAGGAATATATCTAAGTGCATAGCCTTTAGGTAGTAAACAATGATATCTAGTAACAATTCTAAATACAGCTTTTATAGGTTTACCAGGCACATGATTTACAAATTGATTGTCATCATGGTGATGTACATCTACATTTGGGTGTGAGGCTTTTGCAAACCATTTATCTTGAAAATTATAAATATGAACATCACATGGTGATACTACAACATAAGTATCCTCATGGAAAATGTTTGCAAATGATGGACATCTTTTTGTTGTTTTTAAGTTAGGTACAATTTTACTTTGAAATACATTATGATTGTCAGGCATATCAATAGGTATATTTTTATACCATTCAGGAATAAAGTTTTTAGCAGGTTGAGGTCTGCTTTCTTCACTATCTATAAACTCATCTAAATCTGCAGTAAATAATATTTCCACCATAATTTAATTATACCTAAGCTGCGTTTAAGCTATAGAAATGTTTAACTTTTCCTTCTACAAAATTTGTTGTGCTAGGTCCAGTAACTGTATCATCAATAATAAATGTAGAACCTGCATAAAATAACATATCAAATGTAGAGAATGCACCACCACTACCAGTATCTGGTAATAAATCTATATCTTCATCAATAGGAAGGTTTCCAATAGTATCTATTACTAAAGAACCGCCTTCTTTGAGCATCATTAACATTGACATATAACATACTATAGCAGGTATAATTACGATATGAAGAAATTAACTGTATTAGGTGATGGAATATCTAGTATGTTAGCAGTAAATTATTTTAATTATCACACAGATTGGGAGATAGAATGCTTAACAATACCTGGTATGTTGAAATGGAATGTAGGAGTTAGTTGTGCTTTAGATACTCCATTCTCATTAAAGAACATAAACTATTTAGATATAGAAAAATTTAATGCAAATTTAAAGTTAGGTATATACAAAAAAAACTTCAATAATAAAGATTATTTTCAATCTTATGAATTATCTAATGCAAGTATTCAATTTAATTCTGTAGATTTTACAAATTATTTAAAAGAAATAAATAATATAACTTATAAAGAAGTACCTAATTATGATGACATTGATACAGATTTTTTATTTGATGCAGCAGGAATACCTAAATTAAATGATAATTACATAACAGTTGATAGCATACCTGTTAACAAAGCATTAGGAATAAGAGTTCCCCATGACCATGCACCTTTTATGTATACAGTAATAAAAGCTATGAATCATGGATATATTTCTATGATACCTACAGCTAAAGAATTATTTGTAACTTACATTCATAACTCTGATATATCTACTGAAGATGAAATATTAGAAGATTTGTCTAAAGAGTTTCCAGTAAGTACATATCAAGTTTTACCTTTTAAAAACTATTACAGAAAAATACCTTTTAAAGGTAATACTGTTTATGGTGGTAATAAAAATTTTTTTATAGAACCATTTGAAGGTACATCATTAACTGGTTTAAATTTAACACTTAGAGAAGCATATAACTTATGGACTAATAATCCTGTATTTAATGCAAATGTACTAAGAAATTATCTTGATGAAGCAATAGATATAGTAATGATGCACTATTTATCTAACAAAAATAAAGATACAAAATTTTGGAATTATGCTAATCAAAAAGCAACAGAACATTTTAAAACAAAAGTATCAAAAGATTTTAAAGACAGATATTTAAATTTAATTTCTCCACAAGTACAATACAAATTATCACACTTTTACAATCAAAGAATGTTTAAAGAAAATTTAGACTATTTAAATATTAAAGATGATTTATATAACTTCTTCAGGGAATGAAGTTCTACCATCTTCTTCATAAGTATTTTGCCATAATACACCTGTATTAGCATCAAACCATCTTGGATTTCCTTCTAGGTCAATACCAGGTGCTGTAAAAGAATTAGTACTAGGGTCATATTTTTGTCCTAATACTTCAGCATCATAACTATCTAATTCGTAATGATTATCTAAATCTGTAAATAATTGTTCTACGCCATCAACTACATCAATAACATTTGATTTTACTTCTTTTACTTCTACTACAACATTTGCTGCAGTTGTTACCATTATTGTTTTCATTACCAAAACTCCACTATCTCGCCATCAAAATGTGTTCCTGACCTAAAAGTAAGTGTAGTACCATTGTCAGTTAATTCCCAAGCAGAACCAAGACCATTTGAATTACCACCATTGTAATAATTAAGAACTATTGTTTTATTTATATCTACTGCTTGTGGCAATGTATATGGACTATCACCAGTAAGTATTTCCTGTAGTCTTTGTATTGATTTTACAGTTTCTCCCTGCCCTCTATAAATTCTATTTCTAGCCATTTGCATACTCCACTACATAAGTTGAACTATCGCCATCATTTACTTCGCTTTCACAACCACCACCATTATATAATCTTAATACTGTAGATGATGTTAATCCTGCAGAACAATTTGCATTACATCTACCATGTGCAGATTTAGGGTGATTAAAAACAATAGTGTGATTTAAATCTACTTCAGTTATTGTTTTATTTTTAGTACTTCTTGATGTTCCATCTGTAACTAATTGTATATTATTTATTATTGATGTGTGTTTTTGATTTCTTGCCATATTAATAATACTCCACTAATTCCCAAGATAAAGTAGGTTTTCTACCATTACCACCTGGTCCTGCTGAACCACCTGTATAATAATATATTTCTATTGTAGTGTCATCAATCAATCTTATTCTTGGTTGATTAAATGAACTTGACCAATAACTTGTTGATTGCCACGCATAAACTCCTCCCCATGCGTGTCTTGAAGCATTTGCATATAAAACACAGTTGTTCATATCAACTTGATTAACAGTAATTGTTTGAGTTGACCATGAGTTAGTACTACCCTGCGTAGCTAAGTATTGCCCTCTTTGTATATTTTTAATTCCTGAAGGTGGTTTAGATTGTGTTCTAGGCATTAGTAATACTCCACAACTTGAACATTAACTGTATTACCAGGAGTTCCATAATTATGACTTTGTCCATGTCTAATCCTTAAAGTTGTACTATTAATAAGATATCCACCTACAGTTTGTGTATCAAATCTCATCTGTGTGTCATTACCACCTGTATTGTATTGCCACCAATAACCTCGTTCACCATGACTTTGTATTATTACAAACGCTTTAGTAGTATCAACTGCACTAATAGTTACATCATGGTTAAGCAAAGCGTGTGAACCACCACCACCTGAACCTGTATCTTGACTTGCAGTAGTGGTATTAATACGCTGTATTGACTTAATCATTTGAGCATTTTTATCTGCTTCAGAATATCTTGCCATTAATTAATCCTTGTTATTTAAACTGATTCTTCAATTCCCCAAACATTTACAACTACACCAGTTGCATCAGAACTTTCAACTACAATGCTTCTTCCTGCTTCAAGAACAATGTTAGTTCTTTCAACAATGCCTTTAGCTTGTATTGTGCTGTCTAACTCTAATGTATCAGCAGTATCATAAGTACCATCTGTTTCATCAGGGATAGCTAAGTTAAATGTTTGAGAAGATGTTGAAATACTTGCAATGTTTACATTGACAACAGCTAATGTACTTGCAGGTACTGTATACACAACTAATGATGTACCAGTAGATGCTGAAGTAATTACTTCTTGTCCTAAGTGTCCACTTGCCATATTTTATCTCCTACTATCTTATTCTTTTACTATACTATGTTTTTTAATTCTATCCATTTAACATGAAAAATCCAGAAGCAGAACTTAAAGATGCACCACCACCACCTACTTGATTAGAGTATACTTTTTTTACTACTCCTGCATCTGCATCATATACTAAAAGTAAGTCAGTTTCACCATCTACTTCTATTGCAGTACCATCAGTAGCACCATTTATATCTACTTCTGATGCAGGTAAGTTAGTTAATGTATTAGTAGAACCACTAATACTTTTATTTGTAAAAGTTGTAGTAGAACTAGCTGTAGGTAAAACATCTACTCTATCGTGTACATCTTCAAACATTTCTCCAACAACTGCCATACGAATTACAACATCTGCGTTATGGTTAGGTGCAGATGAAGCATCCTCTGGTGTTCCATATCTACCTTCAATATCTCGAACTACAGTTGTAAAACTTGTACCATTTGCTGCAGTTACTTTAATAACTTCTCTTGCTGTAGCATTATCAGGGTCAACAACTAAATAAAAAGGTGTAGGTATTAGATTTGTACCATCATAAGTAGGTGCATTTTCAACTACACAACTTTCTACACTTTGTGGTAATCCACCTGTGCTAAGTACACTTTCGTAAAAGTTTGAAAAACTTACTTCTATATTTGCCATTTATCTCCTAAGCACCAAATCTTATAAATCCTAATGCGTTAATACCAAGTACTTGTACGCTTGTTACATCAGTAACAGTTGGTTGTCTAGTACCACGCACAGTTATTATAGCATACTGTGTTACGCTTCCTCTTTCAACATTAGAATTAATTGGATAACTAATTCTTTCTACTACACCTCTAATAATTTCATCAGGGTCGTATAATTCTAAAGTAACACTATCTCCTTCTTTACTACGAAGTGCATTATATAAAGTATCTCCAAGACCTTTAACCTTAATAGGTTTTCTACCTGGTCTTTCTACTCTATCTGATATATTGATAGGTATTTGTGCAACGACAAGTTCTGGTCTAGCTAATGCACGAAACTGTACTGATTTAACTTTAGGTGTATTTGCACCATTTTCTGATTTTAAAACAACTTTACCTATGATGTATCTAGCAATTTCTGCTATTTGTTTCTCTTCATCACCAACACCAGTAGCTTGTGTGAGTGCTAATTTAAATGATGTGTCATTAGGATTGTCTAATGCTTCAAACTTAGTTGAATAATATAATTCTACTGTTGTATTACTAGGCATAGTAAATGTAGAAGTTTCTGCACCTACAAACTGTTTATGCTCTGCTGTATAAAAATCTGCAGCAGACATTAATATATAACCTTCGCTTTCGTATGTAGATGTTTCTTTATATACATCAGAATTTGCAACAGATATAACAAACTTTCCATCTCCTTGTGTAATGCCCATAACTAAACCATTACCAGATGTGTTTAAATCTCTTGCAAATCCTGCAGTAGGTAAATAATATCTCCATAAGTTAGTATCATTTGTTCCTTCATTGACACCCATATACACACTATCTCTCGATACAAACATAGAATGTGGACAAGTATCTACTCCATCTACAACCCAT